CTTGCATTTGATGTAATATTTCTATTACTTCATTCGCACTTTTGCCGTAGATGGTTACAGATTTCATTCCCAGCGCAATAAAAACAATGTTAAATCTTCGTCACGGGTAAGCATTATCTCACATTGCTTAATATTATCTACCCAACGATTACTTCCAGTTTCATCATCATACCCTGAATTGCCGTAATTCTTTTTACACCATTTCTTGATTTCTTTAGGGTCAACATCATCTTGGTTCTTCCAAGAGATAGTATGTATATTAACTTTGCTACCAAAATAGCGTTCTGTTTTGTGTGTAAATTTACTCATGACCACCTCAATATGAAAAATGTAGCATCACTACCTTCTTTGAAAGCAATTCTGCCGTCCCAACAATGATATTCATGATATTCAATTTTATTTTCTTCTAACCAATCTGTTACACTATTACGCACACTAGGAATGTACCATGGATGCGGTATGTTAACAACAGTCCAACCCATAGCATTATACAATACTTCTGTATCAATGCTGTCAGCCATATCTTTAGCAAGTTTGTCAATGTATTCGTGTTCTATATCTATCATGACCATCTCAATATAAAATGTGTAGCATCTTTTGCGTCTACGAAATAGAATGTACTACCAGCCCACTCATTTTTTTGCAAACAACAATCACGCCTAGTATGTTCACTAACCCACCTAACCATTTCCGCAACTTGATCACACCAATCAGTCCAATTCATTCCTGGGCGTACTGTAAGATGTACCTTGTGATAATTCTTATCAATATCACGTTTTTCTTTTCTACGCTGTTTGCTGTTCATGACCATCTCAATATGAAAAAGGTTCTATCTGCTTCATCACGGAACCAATACTTACGATTGCTGCCTACCCAACGTGCGTTTTCTTTATGCCAATTATTATCACCCATTATGTTTAGCAGCCATTTGTCCATGTCATACCACTCTTTCTCCTCGTAGTTGTGTGGACGAACCCAATAGGGCCATTTAGGTTGATTGTCAGCATAACCAGTTTCAAGGCGTTTCACGTTGATTTCATCTATCCATTGATTTGCTAAATCAGATACCCATCTATTGTTAGCCATGGCACGTTTCTTTATCATTCAACCCAGTCTTTTTCCAAAAGTTTTAAATGTTTCTTATTTACAAAATGTATATCACAATAAGGGTCTCCATGGTTGCCTTGTACTAATATCATATACCAACCTTGTCCTTCCCAGGCAACAATAGGCTTAGCGGCAACTAATTTGCCTATATTTTTTTGTAGCCAAATTAACAGGGCGGCATAGTCTGCGCCCCATAATCTGGCCACATATTTATAAGTTACTTGTTTTGTTTTTGTTACCATCTTAAACTACAAAAAATGTAGTCTCGTTCATATCTAAATTTTATTCTTACTTCAAATTCATCCCAGGTGCACAATGTGTGCCTTTCATAATTTTCAATTTTATTACATACCCAATCTATTATTTCAATACGATGCAGTTGCCGGCGGTTTTCATCTAGTTTAATAACACGTTCATGCCAACCCGGTCGTATATCTTCCCATCTTCTCATAACCATCTTAAACTAAAATGTATCGCATCACGCTCATCTTTAAATACAAAATCCATATAATCTTCTGTCATGTGTGTGTAAAACTTCCCACCCGGCAAATCAAATTGTTCCATTGCCCAAATACAAGTTTCATCCCAATCACTAATTGTATCACCTTTCATCCAAGGGATACGAACCCTAGTACCCTGCTTCACCGAGGGTGTCTTTAATTCGTTTCGTAAGTTCTGCATCACGTTTAAACCTTATTGCCCACTGTTCTGGATTTATATAATCAATGATCATTTTAACATGGCCTTCATTTAATCCATCTAAGAAATGGACCCCGCTGTCGCTTTGATACAACAACCATGGACTAATCTTACCCGTTGTTATCGCATAACAAATCTTATTTGCATTGCCATATCTCAATAAGTCATGTGGCTGTATGTTAGCGTCACTTGCCATTTCTATACATTTTTCAATGCTACGATGTATAGCATCAAATGGATCTTCATGTCTCAAAAACTCAATTAGATATTTAGTGTATGTACTATCACTACACCAATTGTCAATCTTAACTTGATTCTTTAATAACCAATCAGTAAATCTTGGAATATTTATCGCATTGATGTTGACACAATAATTACCAAACTTAACAAACGCAATGTAATATGGATTCTTAATAAAATCTTCTTGCTTAAGATTCTTTCGTTTTGATGTATTCTTTTTATAAAACTCCAACCAACATTGAAACCCAATACGATTGCCGTGATTGTCTTTATCTAACCATCTACGCTTCTGCTCACATACATGACTAAGCGTGGTTGATTCACGCAAGAACTCCCTCTTACAAAATTCACAGCCATACTTTGCTGCCTTAATTGCCGAGGTCTCTTTCATATTGCTTAAGTTGTTCTTCAGTAATAGTTTCATTTAATGTCTCAATGTCTGTTAGTTTCATATTAGGAAACAATTCTGCTAATTTAAGTTTGCGTTTTTGATTAACTACAAACGCTTCACTTACTGCGTCAATATCATCACTATCTGCTCTAGGATATATCTTCTTGTAATACTCTTTAATATCTTTTAGTTTAGCTGCTGCTTGTAATTTACTTACCTTAGGGCTGATGTTAGGTATCCACTGATGGAATTGTTTACCTGAGCCCGGGCTACTAGCACACATCATCAACCATTGTAGTTTAGGATGCTTTTGAATATTCTCATTGAACAGATACTTGTTCGCATACTCTGCTGTACTCATTACATAATAACGACTTAATCCCTCACTACCTTTAATAGCACTTAGCCATTGTATCATTGTAAACGGGACAAACTTTTTTTGTTGTTCGGGTGATAGTCTATCAAAGAAATCATAATCTTTCTTATCTAATGCGGCAAGGACCTCAAACAAGTCTAAATCTTGTTTGTCAAATTTTTCATCAACGGGTACTGCTACTTTTCTTGTTGCCATTAGAATGCCTGACTATAATCTATTATCTCACAGTTACGACTAATTTCTTTTACAAAATATACACATTCGGGTTTAGGCCCATCATTCAACGGTACACACAGAAACTGCCCGTTCTTTAATCGGGGAGCATACCATGTTACATCGTGGTATATATCTACAATCTCAATAGGTAGAAAGGTAGGACTAAAACTAGTTAACGGATTAAACTCAAACGCATTAAATCCTCTATCATTGATACTTGTTAGTGGCAATGTTTCTAAATCGCCATGCTCTTTTTCACCAATCAATATTTGCCAATCCACTGGCATTTTAATTGTGTGTTTACCAATCTTCAATACAAGTGCCGGGGCATTAAAACTTTCTAAAAAGATTAATGGTATATAATGATAATCTACATTGCTTGGATTACTGTTGTCCAATATTGCAAATCGTAAATCATCTATCTCCTCTGGCAATGTCTCTAAGTTATAGTATTCGTTATCTAGGGTCAAAATTCTCATAGTGTTATTGTATCATTTATATGTAAGTTTTTCAACATCAAATGGATAGTTTGCTTCTTTATAAAATGCTTTTCTTTGTGTAAGATGCCGTTTTGCAAACTTACAATTACTTGTGATATCCCAAATCTGAACAAAGTTCTTATCTTCAGCTTTACGAATACCACGACCGATACTTTGTATTACCCGAACAAAACTCTTACCCGGTTCAATAAGAACAAGATTAAAGATTCGGGGAATGTTAATACCAACTGCTGCTACACCATATGTAGCGATAATGATTTTGTTAGTTGCTGTAGCAACCTCATCATATTGTTCTTTGCGTTCATCCATACCGGTATTACCTGATACAAATACAACATCATATTCTGTTTTAAAATTACGTAGTAGTTCGGCTAACCTATTATGTAGTTCTTTACCTGCTGCTACTCTATCAACTAATATCAATGTGTTGCCACTATTCTTAATCACATCGACCAATTGAGTAATTTTATTTAATCGTTTATCATCTTCAAGTAAATGTTTTAGTTCAGATTGGTAATTACTAAACTCAACACCATCTTGTAGTTGTACAATGTTTACATGACATTGTGCCAATACCCCTCTATCTTGTAATTCGCTAGCAGATAATTTGTTGATAACATTGCCAAGACTAATAAAGATGGCTTGACTTGCGAATTTTTCTTTAGGTATAGTTCCAGTCAATCCCCAACGAATTGGGATGTTACTCATTACGCCAGTAAGCAATTCTTTTAGTGCGTCGGCTTTGGCCATGTGAACCTCATCTACCATGACACAAACTACACCTTCTAAGAAGTCACCAATCTCAACTTCTGCTTCACCTGCTTTTGTTTTCTTAAGCATATTGTTAAGGCTTTGCCATGTACAGATTGTATGCGTCTTATTGTATTCTTTTCTATCACCAAAGTACACACCAACATCTAATCCTAGATTAATGTAATCTGCTTCGGTTTGTGTTACAAGACTTTTGTTTGGGACGATAACAATACTGCGTCCGTAACTTTCAATAGACCAACTCAATGCTGCTGTGATTAATGTCTTACCTGCTCCCGTAGCAATTTCTTGTAGTGATTGTGGATTCTTTAAAAACTCATTAATGATTGATATTTGATAGTCACGCAATACAACTGGTTGTCCTGCAATTGGATGACCTTCGGGCCAATTCTTGTGTTTGAACGTATCCTCGGACACTTCAACAAAATTGAATGTTGTACTATATGTACGAAGGTCCTCTAGTTCAATATCATAGTCTCGGCTGTCTATGAAGGGTAGTATTTCGGGTAGTAGATTGACATAACTACTGCCACCGAGACTAAAGAAACTAACCTTACCATTCCATCTACCTAGACGGACCGCGGGAAGATACCTTGCACCGGGCACTTCGTACTCAAACATTTTTACTAGGGATTTACGTTCAGTCAATTCTAGACCTTCAATCTTTACATTGACTTCATCCCTGACGATTATTTTACATTGTTTCATAATTAGTACTTAGTATAACATAAACTAATTAGCAATTGCAAACATAAAGGCAAAAAAAGGGGAACAATTGTTCCCCTATAAAACTTATATTTTAATTAAGCATTCTTCATGCAAGTAGTACGTGCAAGATTTTTCCAGTTTGCTGGGCTGATCTTAACTAGATCGGCAATTTTCAAACACATACGCAAACTCATTTCACGCAGTTTGCCGTGATTTTCCCACATGAAATCTAGAATTTCAGTAGATTGGGTTTCTTCAAAGTTGTAATCAACAAACAACCCACCATCAGCATCACGATGGACCTGCTTGATACGCAACATTTTGTCACGCTCACTATTAATAGTGAGGTCCAGAAAGTGACAACGACTTTGTAGTGCTTCCAAGTGATCTTGCAATTTCTTGCTTTTCACGTTTTCAAACTTCAAGTTAGTGATAAAGATAGCACTACCATTAAAGTTGAATTGATTCGGGATACCTTCTTCACGTAGCAAACGACTGTCACTATTCCAGCAAATCTTGCGAGTCTTGCCACTATCCAATGCTGCTTTCAGAATGTTCAAAGCCAATTCATCAGCAAACACACTGTCGCAGTCATCAAAAATCAACACATTTTTTGTGTCAGAATATTTGTACAACTGTGTGTACAAACCTAGTGCAGTCATAGCACCTTTAACAACATTGAAACGAACACGCTTGCCGGCAATCTTGTCAAACATGCTTGACTTTTCCATTTGCTTTTCAACGCCATGTGACTTACCAACTCCGGGAGGACCTGACACAATCATAGCACGAATGTCACCGCTGATACAAGCACTTGCCATTTCATCAAGAATGCCGAAACGTAGTGCAATGCGGTCCATTGCCTCTACTTCAGTTTCTTTGGACACTTCTGCCTTGACTTTAAACTCTACTGTATTATCTGCCACTGTCTCTCCATTCAAAAATTCAATATCCTCAATGCTTTCTACATTGACACGGACCTGAGGTCCACCCATTGCAAACTGTCCGTCATTTTTAACAGTAACAAATCCACCCTTCTTACCAACTTGATAACCCTTAACTAGTGTAAACACTTCATTAGCAACAGGGTTATTACGATAAGAACCAGAGAAAATGCGAATTGTTGACATAGATAAATTCCTTTAGTTAACTGATTAAGACTATATTATATACTAAAACCCATTTATTGTCAATAGTCGGTGAACCCTAGATTGTACATAGCACTACGAAATGGTTCCGGGTTCTTAGGATCGGCCCACATATAAACATCGTTCCGAACTTCTTCGGAAGTTTTGAATTCAAACAATTTGTAAATCTCATAGTTTGTGGACACTTCACATTGCTGGATGAATTGTGCAAGAGTAGTAATCATTTTTGATTCCTTTAATTAAGTGAATAAGCCGTTATGATACACGAAAATCCATTTAATGTCAAATTATTTTTTAACCGGAACGCCAGTCATTTGTACGCAGGCGGCTTTCATATTTTGCTGCTTAAATTCCTGTGCTACTTTAGCACAAGTTTCCTGTTGTTCAAACTGGCCCACATACATGACACTGGTAGATGACAATCCTGCACCGATTAGAACGATAGTCCAAAACATATTATGCCTTCAAAATGTTAACAATACGCTGATGGATGATATCCATTTCATCCCGCTCAACATAAAAGTCCGTAGTCGGGTCATAGTACATGCCTTCTTTAGTATCGTAATACAGGACACGTCCGGAGAAGTTGAAAGGACCTTCTAGCCCCTTACGCGGACCGTACTTGGTACGCATTTCATCCATCTGATGTTTGTCTGCGATAACTTTGTAGCCCATATAAAACTCCTGTTGTTGACTGAATAAGACTCTATTATATACCCAAAACCATTTAATGTCAAGCCCTATATGTAGCGTATCCGCGGATTTTGCTCTGCTTATTAGCGTGGCTTTCGTTGAATTTGATCTCATATCCACGGTCACGCAAAGCGACCACTAGTACTGACAAATCACAATCTTCTTCCAAAAAAGCATTGGTACCATTTTGGTAGCTGTATGTAGAGATTTTATCTGCGATACCAAGACTGACCAACTTTGCTTTGGGGAAGCGGGCCCATGCATGACCCGGGTCACCGAACACTTTGATAGAGATTTTTTTAGCCATTTTCTAAGTCCTTTAATTAACTGTCTAAGATTGTATTATATACCCAAAGCCAATTATTGTCAACTTTGGGTATGTTGTATTTTTACAACACTTGGGCAACTGAAAAGTTGTTCAATTTTGTAATGTTTTCAATATGAGAATCAATTACAGATTGCTCAGTAGAGAGCGGCAATTCTCTAAAGTATAATGTTTTGCCTAGCATTACTTTATCTTTTGCGTTTCGCTTAGTGTGATCACTAGCAGCAATTAGCAAACAAATTTCTTCATTGCTATAGGGCTTCTTTTTGACAGACACTTTGAAATACAGTACAGACAATGCAACAGAATTGAATTTCATAAACACCTTTCAACTGAATAAGTGTTCATTTTATACCCAAATCCATTTAATGTCAAGTTTTGAGATTACGCAACCTTACGAAAATAATGATAGGGCAGGCCCAGATCATAACACAAATATTCCCAGTCACCGTTAGCATTGCTAGCATCCATGATCCAGCGCAATGCTGTTTCCCGATCACGGGCACCCATGCAAATAGTGTTGGTTACATGCTGTTCAAACCTATCGATAGCCTCAGTTTCGGCCGCTTTACGTGCAATGTCCTCTTGCTTGATGATTTCACCGAGCAACTGGAACTCAGCATCAAAGTCCGCAAGGGTCCACGTAGAGGTGTCAACACCGCGGGGACGAACACCGTAAGCGTCCTTGTACATATCCCAATATTGACATTGGGCCTGCTCCAAGTCAGACATTTGTTCCCAAGTAGTGAATTCAGACATATTTGCTCCGTTGATTAACTGTTTAAGTCTCTATTATATACCCAAAACCATTTAATGTCAATC